CTGATGAAAGTGTTGATGTAAATTGTCCTTGTTGTACACCACCCCATGATCCAAGACCCCAACCAGTTGATGCAACCTCAACCGCCGGTCCAACCGGATAATAAAGCTGCACTCTAATACCACCAGAAGTGCTTGCGCCTGCTCCTGATTCATTAGAAGGCATAGTAATTGTTAGAGTGGTATCAGTTGGTATATCTGTTACCATAAATTTTGTATCGTCAAAATCCCCTGATAAAAAACCAGAGTTAGTAATACTTGTGAAATTATCTAATAAAATAATATCACCTTTGTTTGCATTGTGTGCTGATGCAAAAGTTAAAGTTACAACTGCTGATCCATTAGTTGTAGTAAATGCTGATGTTAAAGTTGTAGTAGCTTTGATCGGATGTATGTCATAAAATATACCACCAGAATAAGCGTACAATATTCTATTAGTTCCAAGAGCTGCAAATTTAATACCACTAGCATTTACAAAATGATGTATTGCTGTATTTCTACCAGTTAAACTTGTAGAACCTAATTGTGCCCAACCTCCAATTTTTTCTGGATAACCATATCTAAATCTAACATTGTCGCCATCAACCCATTGGCCTTCGCCACCGGTTGCTGTAACTTGTTTATTAAATCCTGGTTGAAAATTTACTTTTTGTAACATAATTATACTGCATCCCAACTAATAGTATCTTCATTCCATGTATATTGCTCTCCATCATCAGGATAAGCAACTGGTGCTTCCCAAAAACAAGTATCATCATTTAAAACCCAACTTGCATAAGGTGTTGGTCTATAAAAAGCATCTCTGCTTTCATCATAAGTATCACCTATTGCTGCATAATTTTTTCTAAATGGTGTACCACCTAAATTATGAACTCCACCAAGAGTATTATAAGACGTTTGTTTCCAAAGATTAGAACCAGAAAATTCTGTTAAAAAAGTAATTCCTAAAGCCTCTTGTTCTACTCCATCAGCATCTTTTAAAACATTATTGTGAACAGAATTAACTTCTGTAACTATATTGTCTGAATTTAATTTTGCAAAATAAGCCATAATTTTTTAAACTGTGTAAGTTCCGTTTCCTGTAAATTCTAAAATTGTATTTGCTCCACTTGTTGTAACTGTTGGAGAACCTGTTGATGTTTCAGAATAACTAGCAGTAGGAACACTTAAAAAAATTACACCTGTTCCACCAGCTGCACCTGCTGTGTTTGTAGTATATAAACGACTTGTACCGCCGCCGCCACTTCCAGTATTAACTGTTCCAGCACCTGCTGCTATAGAAGTGCTAAACGAACCTCTACCACCACCGCCAGCACCGCCAATATTTTGACTACTAGTACCACCTGGATCATCTGAAGAACCACCGCCACCACCACCATATTGTACTGAACTTCCTGTAATTGAACTTGCTGCACCAGCACCACCAGCACCACCAGCATTAGGTACACCATCACTTTGTATTGAATCTCCACCATCTGCACCAGTTCCACCACCACCACCAGTTGTTGTTCTTTGTCTTGCTCCATCAAAACCATTTCCACCAGCAAATCCTTGAGCAGGAGATGTACTTGGAGTATTACCAGCACCTGGAGAACTACCGCCGCCACCATCTGTACAACCAGCACCTCCACCACATGCACCAGCTACACCATTATTACCATTAGAACCCCCACCACCGCCACCAGCAGAAGAAATTGTTGTTAAATCTGTACCAGAAAATTGAGAAGCTGAACCAGCATTACCAGTACCTCTAGCAGTAGTGCTTGCTGCACCTGCACCTATGACCATTGTAATTACTGTGTCTAATGCAACTTCTGTTTCAGTTGCGGTTCTAAAACCACCAGCACCTCCACCAGCTCCAACAGCATTACTATTTGTTGCTGTTCCACCAGCAGCACCACCACCACCGCCACCTAATACTAAAAAAGAAATATCATAAGGCGCTCTACCTGCTGAAACTCCAGAACCAAATCCTAAAACTTGATAACCAAAAGATTTACATTTTTTGTTTGTAATATTTTTTGTGTTCTTACTTGATGTAAGTTTATTTTTTAAATCTCTCATATCTAAATTCCTTATGCGTCGTTGGCTGCATCAGTAGTAAAATGTAATTTGATACCATGTAATCTACAATCACCTGCCATATCATCTTCAGAAACATCTCTACCGATTCTAAAATAACAAAGATCATTGTCTGCCATAGTTCCTGCAATTGTGATTGCACCACTTTCAGCAGATACTAACAATTCTTCAACAGCGCCTTGAGCGGCATCAGCAACAGCGACTGCTGTTCCATAAGCAACATCAATAGTTTCATTATCATTCATTGCTACACCAGCTAATGTCATCTCAACTCCTGTTGTTGCAGCAATACCAGACCAGAAAAATTGAAAAGTGACTGTGCCTAAATTGTATGATTTAGGAAAGGCAACAGCGAATTGTGCAAACTCATCACTATCTTTATCAAAATCTAAAACTTGCATATCTGGTCTTCCTGATGTTGTTTCAACTGTTGCTCTTTCTGCACCATTTGTTGTTGTTCCTGTCATAGCATTTGAAGGAATCCAAATAGTTTCTTTTCCAGCTTGTTTTAAAGTACCAACACCATCTACTTTATTTAATTCTGCTGCTGTCGATGTAACGGCTGTACCATTAATAGCTAGTTTATCTGTTACAATATTAAATGTTCCATTGTCTTCAATTCTTGCAACTTCTGTGCCATCTCTTTGTTGAAAGATAAGATCTTTAGCATCAACAATTGGTTTAATAATTACGTCACTTGAAGAGTTAACAATTGATAAAATATGAGTGCCATTTGCTTTGAAAAGAAAATCGTTTCCATTAGCATCAAAATTAATATCTGCTATTGAATCTAATGTAATGTCACCAGAACTAGAAGAAGCTAATGTAACACCTGTGTGTCCATCTATTGATACTGCTCCAGCGTTTGAATCAACTGTAATATTACCACTTGATGTTGCAAGTGATACGGCTGCATCACCTGCACCAATATCATCTGCTGCTATACTAGAAGCTGTAACACCATCTTGAAAATATGTTTTAAATGTAGCCGCTGTTGTTAATCTCATTGTGCCACCATCATTTGTAATAATTCCGTCAGCGTCTGCAACAGCTGTTGTTCCTGTTGAGGTGCCCCCATCTATTAAATTAATTTCTGCTGCTGTAGCATCTAGTGCTGCTAATTTTGTTAAATCTGCTTGAACTAATCCCGACACTCCGTCAAGTAGGTTAAGTTCTGTCGCTGTTGAAGTTACATTTGTTCCACCAATATCTAAAGTTGTAACAGATATTTCCCCTGCAACTGTAGCAATACCGTCTGCAAGCGTGATTAAATCTGTATCATCAGTATGACCAATTGTTGTTCCGTTAATTAAAACGTTATCTATATCTAATGATCCACCACTAATTAATCCTGTTGTTGTAATTGCTGATGCACCTGTATCAATAGTACCAAAACCTGAAGTAATAGATCCCGAGTCTAATGCCCCTACTGTTGTTGCAGCAGTTGTAATAAGGTTAGGCATCGCAGTAATTTCATCATCTAAATATGCTGATAAAGTTTGAACAGTAGATACTCTCATTGTACCACCATCATTAATAATTAAACCGTCACCATCTGCAATTGCAGTAGTTCCTACAGTTGCACCTCCATCTATTAAATTAATTTCTGTTGCCGTTGCTGTTACATTTGTTCCGCCAATATCTAATGTTGTCATTGACACTTCACCAGCTACGGTAGCAATTCCACTAGCAACTGTTATTAAATCTGTGTCACCAGTGTGGCCAATAGTAGAACCATTGATAATTACATTATCAATGGTTAAAGTTGTTAAAGTTCCTAATGATGTAATGTTTGATTGAGCTGCAGTAGTTACTGTTGCTGCTGTACCCGAAACGTTTCCTGTTACATTACCTGTAAGCGGTCCAGCAAAAGCATCTGAAGTTACTGTGCCATCAAAAAATGCATTTTTAAATTCTAAACTTGCTGTACCTAAATCAATATCGTTATTTGTAACTGGAGACAAGGCTCCATCTTTAATTGTTAATTGATCTGTTCCAGCTATTTTAATATCTATCTGGTCATCTGTATCTGCTGTAATACTTGTGTCACCATCAGCATCTAAAATTAATTCTTTACCATCTAAATCCGTTCCTCCACTAAATCCTGCGTCAACAATATTAGTTCCGTCTGAGTATAATAATTTTGTAGTTTTTTCTGATAATCCAAAAGTAATACCACTTCCTGATGCTGTTTTAAATTGAACAGTGTAAGCACCTGATGTGCCATTAGTTACTATGTAAACTTTTTCTACAGAGTCTGGTACAGTTACAATAGAGTTTCCTGATATTGTTCCTGTTAATTTTATAACAGCATTTTGTGCTGTTGATGTAGCTGCTCCATCTAAAATAGATAGTGCTGTAGTTCCACCACTTGTTACTGCTTGTTCTACATAACCAGAAACTGCTGTGTTAACGATGTCTAAATTGGTATTAGTTTTATCTCCCCAAGTACCGGCGTTCTCGCCAGTTGCCATTTTTTCTATACCGAGTGTTGTAAATGTTGATGCCATAATTTGTTATACTCTTTTATTAATTAATTTTCCATTTATTTTTAAGGTGTTGCAGAGTCAATTTTTGTTCTAATTGTGCCGTCTGTGTAATCATCTCTACGTCTTCTACCTGTTTGTTCTAACGCAAATTTTTGAGTTTCTTCCTTATATTTACCATCATATAATTGAAGCATATCTATAGGACCTTTTAAATAAGCAAAAGCCTCTGCTAAACATGCAAATAATAATCCATTAGGAAAATTTAAACTTAAATAATTAGTTTCGTTACTTGATGCTTCTAATCTGTCAGGCATTGCATTGTAGTGAATTTTGTATACGTATGTCGTATCCGGTATTGGTGATAATAAAATTGCTCCTGAAGTCGTGTTTGTATTACCTGTTTCTCCGCCTTTCATAGCATAATATTTAGGTCTACCTGTAGCACGTGAACTATTAAACTCATCTAAAAATGTAACATCTTTTTTTTCTAACCATATGGGATTAGTAAGGGATGATGTTCCATCTGCTACTTGCACACCTCTTACAAATAAAGCTCCTGCTGGAAAATTAGCATGTTCTTGATTGGCTACAAAATTGTCTTGTGTAATTTTTCTATGAGCATCTATTGGAACATCTCTCATAAGTTTATATTCCGCATTCAATACTATATTTTCTATAATAGCATCTGTTAATACGGTGCTAGAAACTTCTGTGTAGTTTCTAATTTGTGTTCTAAGATCTGAATAACTAATTCCTGCCATTATGCTGTTAGAGTTACCGGTCCGACTGAGACTGGATACCCTCCTCCTTTTTGTTGTCCTACTGTTGCTGTGCTTGTGTCAACAGTAAAAAAAAAATTATCTGTTACGTTTGTTGTAACTCTTGCGCCACTAACAAACTTTCCTGTAGTAATAGCATAACCGGCAGCTTTTGCAATGTTCGATCCTGCTATCCCATCAAACGATCCTGGATTTGTATATGTTCCAGCAATTGAAGGTGTTCCTCTAAATCTATATGTTGTTCCATTTGTTAAACCATGTTCAGGTGAAAAAACATTTATTACACCTGACGAAGCTGCATAAGTTGTAAATGGATTTTCTGGTAATAATTGCGCTACAGCATTTTCTGTTCTATCCCCTCTTATATTTAATAATGCTTGTGCATCAGCTTTGTGAGCTTTTGGATCAATTTGAGGATGTTTTGATTCAAATTCTGAAATATGAACTAAAGAACCATTCCATTCTTTTACCATTTCATTGTATGGAAACTCCATTCCTGATCTATCTGATATTGCTTTTGAGTGTTTTCCTGATGCGTATGTCATAATTATATATTCGGGTAATAAGTTTTAGGAGTTATAAATGAACTAGCTGAAGAACCATCTTCTGCTAATGCTCTTGCTAATTCATCTTCATAAAGTAATTTCATTTGTTGAACTGATTGTGGTGCAAATTTTTGTGCTAAGTAAAAAGCTAAACCTGATGCCATACAAGGTACAAATCTATAAGGCACATCTGTTGCATCTGTGTAAGTAGAATCAACATCTTCTATTCTTTTTATATAAAAAAAATTTATAGCTTTAGCTGCATTTGTTGAATCGGGTGTTGGATAAATTGTAAATGTAGTTTTGTCCACGAACCTTTGAACAAAATATTGTGAAGGTGTTCCTTTAGAAAGTTTATTTCCTAAAGCAGAATAAGCTGATCTTGCTATTTTAGTTAATCCAGAATCTGATTGGTTAACAGCAGTTCTGTTAGTTCTTATAGTTGCTTCAAGAACATCGGCTACACCATAAGTATTAGCAGGAATAGTTACTGCACTTGTACCATCACCCGTTGATCTAAAAAATATATACTCAGATTGACCTTCAATAAGATCAATATCTGTCTCACTGACTTCCCAATAGTGAATACCTCTATTACCCCATTCTTGAAAAAGAATGTTTAAAGATCTTCTTGCAGTTTTTAATTGATATCCAGAAACACTTTGTAGCCCAATTCTTTCGTAAGCCTCTTCTATAATCTCATCTACAGAAAATGTCTTATCAAAAGTAACTGTGCCTGACGTTGTGTTGGCCATAAGTTACTCCTTAATATAGTTTTTTAAATTCTGCTATTACCGTGTACATGTTACCTGCATCTGCTGCACCTGCAACTACAAGATTAACATCACTCTGATTACTGTTAGCTGATTTATCTGTTTTTAATCCACCAAATTCTCTAAAATCCCAATAACCTGATCCTGTTAAACCAATAATAGGTATATCACCATTGTTATCTTCTTCATCCATACGAATAAAAGAATCTCCACCATTTCCAGTATCAGCTGAAAACCATACTCTTTGTAATACTAAGTGTAAACAAGAAGCACCATTTGCATTATTAGCCATTGCTGACACATCTCCAAAAACTGTTGATCCACCATCTCCGTCTGATTCATTTACATATTTAATAACCACTCTAACATCGTTTTCTTGCATGATAGTTGGTCCTGTTACTGTGTCTGCCATAATCCCTCCTTAATCAAGATTACTGAATGGGGCCGAAGCCCCACTCTAATTATTTATTATTCAAAAACGTTTCTACTAATTGATTGGTAGTGTACGTTTAATACTTCCGCTGCTGCCGCTCCGTTTTCAATTCCAATATAAGGAATTAAATCAACGTCGTTTGTTAAGGCTCCTGTTTTAGTAGTACCAGTTGTTACTGCTGTACCACCT